ATCAGGAAGGTTAGTAACTCTAATAGAGGATACATTATCTTGGGGTGGTAGATTAGTATTAAATACATTTAATTATTTTGAACTAGATGAAGGTATAAAAAAAATACCAGGTGGAAAAACCCTATTAAATAAATTTACTAAAGATTTATCATGGAAAAACAAAACCCCAGAAGAACAAATTGAGATGGGTTCAATACCAAATTATGTTAATTACTCAAAGGATATTAATGGTGTTCCGGATTATACCTTAATGTCAGATATTCCATGGATAGATAATACAAAATCAATATTAGAATCATTATCTACCCCATCACGTATAACATCTGATGGGACAAAATATTATAAAATAGAACCTTCTATTTTACTATTACTTAGTTTGAAATTTAAAGATACTAAGGTATTATCTCGTGTAAATATTATAGATTTATCGTATTCTAATTTAGAAAGAACAAACCTAAATACTCAATCTAAAGATCCCAATGCACCTTTAAGTGATGCCAATAAACCCTGTAAAGATAGTCATAGTTTTAATGAGTTACTAGAATCCAAGCTTATAGATAACCCAATTAGGAAAACTAAAAAATTTACTAAATTTTCTGGTTCAGATTTAGAAGAAGAAACCGATTTGTGCATTGAAACTCATAAATTAACATGGAGAGATAATATTCTTTTACGTTTGAAAGAAATACAATTGATATCATTGGGATTAGCATCTAAAGGGGTAATAGATTCTGAAGAGGACTTACGGTTTAGATATAATGTATTTGAACCTACATACAAATCAAAACAAAAAGCTACACAATATCTTTTTATTAAAAATAAATGGTTTAATAATAATAGTTCAGAACTAAAACAAGTCCAAGATATATTCAGTAAAATATTATTAGAAGTCGATGAAAAAAAAATAGAAACACATAAAAAACAAATATCAAAAATTATGGAGGCTGTGTATAATAAAGACCCGAAATTATATGATTATATGAATAATTATAGTGGCGATGAAACAGTAAGTATTAGACATAAAGCAGTTTATAAGTCTAGTGTATCTAGTACCGAAAATCCAGAACATAAGGGGGGTGGTTTATGTGATACAATTCCATCCACATTTTTATATAATTCAAAAAACAGTGAAAAATGTAATAAAATGAAAGATTGTAAATATAATAAATATAGAACCGGTTATTACTGCGAACCTATGTTAACTGATACGAAGTTATTTAATCCAAAAAGAACTCGTAAAATAAATCCAGAATATGTAGATGACACAAATGATAATATTAAACATAGTTATAAATTAGAAAACTTTTATAAAAAACAATTAGGTTCATGTCCAAAAGAAATTACAGAAACCCCGTGCAATACAAATAAAGAATGTATTTGGATTCCTGATGACTATATGAAATCAGAAATTGGTAAATGTGTACATATGCCTAAAAAGGTACATGATAATTGGTATGAGCCTTATTCTATGGCAGGAAAAGTAGTTGCGACTATGATAAAATGGTTGGCGTATTCATCAAAAACAGATAAACATTTAATGGGTTTTACTGGATTATTAAATAATTTTGCATCAATCGAAGAACTTACAGAAATTGTAAGGGGATCCGATATTAAAACAGACGGCTTGCAAAATACTGAACTATCTTTTAGATATATTAATTTTTGGATATATAAACTATTATTACACATTTGGCAATATACTATACGTAATAGAGGAACCAGTAGTATTGTTAAGTTATTTGGTATAGACGATTTACCAGGAACTATATTAAAAGGGTTAGTGTCTGGGTTATACAAACTTCCAATACATATACTTTTTTTAAGAGATAGAATAGCAAGATTAGATGAAGCAAACAATCATTATTTCACCGATTTCTCACCTGTACATAAAGAAATGAATAGTATAAGCAAATACCGATGGTACGAATTTCAGTCGTATATTAACACCCTAAATAATCTAATTTTAGATTGTGATAAGAAACCTGGTTATTTTGAAATAAGTGATGATGATAAAATAAATATTGCTATAAATTACGCTATTGATAAAACTATAGATGAACGAAAAGAATATAGTTTATTTAAAAGAACTAAATTTAAAAATAACGCACAGACATCCACAAGTGCATACACAGACTTTTTAGAAATTTTACCATTTCTTAAAAAAGATTTTTTGGAAAATGACGGTAAATTAGAATCGGAAAATCCGGATATATCATTGGATGATTCCAAGTTCGAAGAAATAATAGAGAATATATTAAAATTACAAGGACAAAAATTTACTGATAATTTTTTATCTAGTATAGAATTATCAGAACAACAGCAAATTTATAAGGATAATACAGGAAACGAATTACCCCCACAACCAAGTGAAAAAAGCGGAGATATTTTTTCGGGATATACAATAAAAGACAATGATAATACCCTTAGTATACGCCCTCCATTATGTAAATCTTTAGAAAATCCACCACATCCGGCTTGGGTAACTGCAAAAGATATTAATAGATTTCATCCAGCAAAACAATTAGCTTGGGCATATAATAAAAAAGGTGGACGTAAATATAAAAAAAAAATTAGTCCTATGAGAAAATCACAACGAAAAAAAAGTAAAATGAGAAATAGAAAATATAATTAGATACTAATATTATAAAAAAATAATAAATTAAAATTGATTTAAATTTATTATTTTTATTTAAAAAAAATGAATATGCTAACTAATATTATTCACGACAAATGGTTACATTATTATAGAACTAATATAATTGTCCAAAATTTATATAATAATCTAATTAATGAACAAGATATGTTTGGAACTCATGAAGAAAAACAAAGATGGATTGCTAATAAAAAATCTGAAATTTTATTAATTACTGATAATTCTAAAATAAAAGAAATGATATCTAACACATCACATAAATGTTGGATTGAAATCAATAATGAAATCAATAATGAAATTACTAACTATTCAATTGAACAAGTTAAGATTGACAACCAAAAGACATTTGTTAATATTAATTTACCAATAAATAGTTCTGAAATAGATAAAACTATTCACCTATATGTTATCAAACATATGATTACTCCAGTTATAATAGAAACTAAAGAATTATTAGTTAATAATAAATTCAAACTCGATAACGATATACTATCAAAATTCTATTCTATTATGGATAATTACAATTATAATATTTGGAAATTAATTAATCCTAAATTAGACTCTTACCAATGTTTAGATGATTTTGAAAAATTACAAGTTAAAAAATTAATTAATCTAATGTTCCCAACAAATAAACTAAAATATCAATTAGATATATCATTATTTGAATCATATCCTATTATTCCAAGAGATGAAATTACATTCAAAAATTTTTTAGGAACAATGCTAATATTCGTAATAATGTGGATATTATCTATGGGTTTAACTAAACTAGAATACCAATCATTACCAAAACTATTGTAGGATCAATAGATATATCATTTGTAGAGTTATATAAACTTACATTTCCACCCAATATGGGAATCTTATGTTTTTTACATTTACTATTTAATTCTTCTACTAAAGTTTTAAATGCACCCATTGATTTCTTTGGATGACCAAAATTTAAACAATTTACTAATCCCAATGGTTTCGCATTTTGATTTATAATTTCTTGATAACAAATGTCAAAATTTGAACCCCAAGTTATTACCAGTTTTTCACCAGTTTCATAAATATTTAATATACTATAACTACCACTATCTAATGGACCTTTTATTGTTCTACATCCAACCATACTATCATACTCCTCCCATAATTTTGTATCCTTTATTTTATCTAATTCATGGTTACTATAATCAAACTCTTGTTCATCCCAATCTATTTTAGGATAATTAAAATCCGAAAAATAAGTACTATATATTATAGTATTATCATCATAAACTATATATTGACTATTATCTGTAATTTTACCTATAACCGAATACTCTAAATCCCATTTTTTAAATATACTAAAGATTTTATCTACATTTTTTTTTTCAGATATAATTACCATTCTTTCTTGTGATTCAGAAATTAATATCTCAGAATGCGTCAATCTAGTTTTGGTAGGTACTTTATCTAAAAATACATCACAACCTAATTCTAATTGTGTCTTTTTTCTCCCTCGTTCTACTAATTCTATGGTAGCACATAATATACCACCTGCACCTAAGTCTTGCATACCTTCTGCTAATTTCTCTTCTGCGATTTCATTACATGCCTCTAAAAGTAACTTTCCTAAAAATGCATCACCTGTTTGTATGTTGTCTTTCAACTTCTCAATATCTCCAGTAAATGATTTAGATGCCATATCAGCACCCCCCACTCCTTCTCTACCAGTTTTACTACCTACATAGATGATTACACTGTCTTTATTTAATGCGTTACCATAAATTATTTCTGACTCTTTTACCAAACCAATACACGCTATATTAACTAAAGGATTATTATTATATACATCAGACCTATAAAAATCACCACCTACATTAGGTACACCAACACAATTACCATAATCAGATATACCTTTTATCGTTTTGGGTATTAAATTAGTATTATATTCATCCTTTCCAAATCTTAAAAAATCTAATAAAGCAATTGGACGAGCACCCATTGTAAAAATATCTCTTAATATTCCACCAACACCTGTTGCGGCTCCTTGGTATGGATTAATAAATACTGGATGATTATGACTCTCTATACGTATCGCTATACAATAACCATTTCCTATTCGAACTATACCCGCATTTTCTCCTGGTCCTTGGACTACATGTTCGCCTTCAGTATATAATTTAGATAAATATTTGGATGTACTTTTATAAGAGACATGTTCGCTACACATAATTTTATTAATATCTTTATCAATTCTATTATAAACTATTTTTCTAAAAAAATTAATAAAATAATCATTATTTGACCTCTCAGGATGAGGCATCATACCATATATATTAAATTCTTTGTTACAAACGCCAGCTATATCTTTATAAGAACCGTTATTAAAATCGTTATATCTTAGAAATATTTGGTCATTCAAAATCATAGAGTTATATGCCTCATCTTCTATAAAATATCTTCCATATGAATTAGCTATAGGTATATCTATATTTATATTTTCATCCAAATATTTAGATTTTAGATTACAATTAACAATTTTACAATTAAATTTTGAATCTTTATTTAATAATAGTTTTCCTGGTAATAATCCCATTTTAATTAAAATCTGAAATCCATTACATATTCCCACTATAGGTATTTGTTTATCTACTGCATCCATAATAATTTTTGTAACCGGTGATTTAACTGCCATTTCTCCTGGAGATATTTCATAATGCGAAGTAGCGGTATCATATATTCTATCACCAAAAGCAAATCCACCTGGTATTATTAGTAAATCCATTTGAGGTAATTTAGTTTCTGTGTGCCACACAAAAAAACTATCTTTAAAATAATTTAACATATCATAATCACAATTAGAACCTGGATATCTAATTATTCCTACTTTCATTAATATAAAAAAACAGTAAATCTTTAAATAATACTTAATTATAGTAAGTTTAAATATAATAAATAAAATAAATATTATATTTATTATGAACACAAATGCGATGCCAGGTTTTGATGAATTTATGAAAAATCCAGAAATGATGAATAATGCAATGGATATGCTAAAAAATAATCCTGAACTTATGAAAAAATATATGAATATGTCAAATAATACCAAAAAAAATGATAGTATAGAAAATTTAAAGAATACAGACTACAAATTTGACGAAACAGTGTGTATTACTGGATTAAGTAATGATACATATAATAATAAAAATGGTAATATTAGAGGTTATAACACTGATACTGATAGATATGAAATATTTATAACAGAACTAAATAAAACTATTGCTATAAAAAATACTGCATTTAATTTAGTAAATTCAGAATCTGCCGACCCAGAAGTCAATATTTCTGAAAATAATTCAGCTATAAATGAAGAAATATCGGACTCAGAATAAATAAATGAATTAAAAATATACCGAATATGAAAATAGCATGAGAAACAATTATAAATATTAAATAAAGTTACTATATATAATAATTATTTATTAAATCAATTTATACTTTATCATAAAATCTTTAATAAATTTATGTCTGAAATTTTCTTTTTTTATTCTTCCCACACCTCCACGAAATGCTACATTTTTAGTACCTGTCCAATTTGATGGAGCAACAGACTCACCCCATTTATAACAAGTAGTTTTATTGCTATAAACTTTCATTTTAAAATGGGGGTTAGTATCAACACGTTTAACATTGATTTCTAAACAATATCGGATGTTATCTTCCTGAGTCCATTTATTAACTAATATTTTACTTCCGGTTTTTTTATAAATACCATCAATAACCATACCTTCTAAACCAGATATTTTATCTGCAATCTTTGGTTGATAATTAATAAAATAATTTGTAGTATCCAATATTTTGTAATATTTCTCCATCTGAGATATATTTGAACTGTCAACTAGCAATTTACCAGTTCTTAGCTTATCAAATCTGTGAGTCGTAACACCATTTTGTTCTATACTTCCCCAACCATTACCTATAGAATTAACATAACCTATAGTAATATCTGTGTCGGACAAGTTAGTTAAAATTTTAGCTACTTGGTACTCCTTTTCGCTATATGACATTTAATAAAAAAATAAATATGTATAATAAATCAATTTTATATTATTAACGATATTTGCCACAATATTTACAAATCCAATCATATTCAGCATAACATCCGCTAGTTGTACATTCTCTTTCATATTTATGGCTACAAATATTATATAATTCATTTTTATCCAAATCAAGGTCATTTTTCATATTTCTAATCATTTTATTTAGTTCTATAATCATCTTATTTTTCATACTTATACGTGACTGCAATAAATTATACTTTTCAGGTTCTTTACTGTATTCCATATTGATTATAAAGTCAACAACATATTATTATATCAATTTTATATTTAACTTATAAGTTTACGATAACAAGTTTAAATGGTGCATTTAACTAGTTATTTATAACTAATTAGTGTAATATTCCCCATATTTAATAATAACATTCGAATACTTGTACTTGCGAGTTATTTATCTATTTTATTTAAAATAAGTTATAAATTATCTTATAATATATTATGAAACTTATTTTAAATAAAAAAAAATTCCCATATTCAAGAAAAATACGTATTAGAAGGAAACGGGGTGGTTCTAAATATATTAAAAAAGTTTATAATGGATTAACATATACAAATATTAAAAAAATATCCTTGAAATTTTGGAACTATCCGTTTAAATCTGGTTGTATATCATTTAAAAAACAACAGGAGTTTAATTTATTTAGCCCATTCGTTATTATAGGACATTTTTTTACATATTTAATTTTTTTATTTTTAGGTAGCGCATTAACACTACCTGTAATAATTAAAATAATTAATAAAGTATCAGGCTCATTTGATTTTAATCCTTTTTTAACAAAAATAATTACTAGAAATCTATTTGATTCAAGCTTAACAATTGAAGATGGTATAAAGGGTAAAATTATAGATTATATTAAAACACAACTTAAACTTACCGATTATAAAAAAATAAGTTATGTAAATTCTATTAGATTAGGTATAGGAGACACACCTACGAATGCTATAAAAAAATTTATAACTGAACTTAGTGGGAATGAAGATGTTCCTGAAATGAAAGAACATCTTTTAGAAATAGCTAATAAATTTGATATAGATAATCCAAACTATTCTGTATGGAGTTTAATGAATACTTTATGGGATGATATTAGAGATAACTTTTCGGCATCGCAATTATTTACCATTTTTGAAGATATATGGAATGTAAGTTCTTTAGGGACAGAAGCTAATTATAATACTTTATTATCAAACTTTTTAGAAACTACTACTTTACGGGATTATACTAGATTAATACGCTTTTCAAAAGACCAAATTATCGAACTAATTAAAACATATGTTGGAAAAATAGAGCCAGCAATAAACTCTATTAAACAATTTTGTTTTGCATGGTTAAATTTAAATTTTAATCACGAGCATAGTAAAACTGGAAAGACTGGCTTAGAATTATTGATATCCGGGTTACCTACATTTGCAAAAACTTTTTTTAGTAGAAAGGTTATTTTTGATTTAGTAACTTTAATATTGAATAAGATTGAAGATATTGCATTTGATTATAAAGAAATACCAGAAGAAGACCGCAAATCTTACTATAAATATAATTTATTCAAGCAAGTAGTTTACAAAATATTTCAAACAGGTTTAAATCCCGAAAAGGAAATATCATGTTTTTTGACACAAGTATTGTATGAATGTTGGAATCAAATTTATGCATTATTAAAATATTTAAATATTTGTTACAATAAATATAAACCTGAAATTATAGCAGGAAAAAAAATATTAAAAGAAGATATTAATAATTATTTTAAAGAAATTAAATGGAGTATTTATCATTTTTTAGATATAAGTCAACCCCAAAATATTATAAAAAATATAAAAAGTGACATACTTAAGAATAGTTTTATAAAATGGATTACTATTAATAGGTCACAAAGATTATATGAGACTGAAAAAAACAAATTATCAACAAAAAAAGAGACTGAAACAGAAAAACTCAAAATAAATAATACCTTAGAACATATTAGACAATTAAATTATTCACAGTTATTTAAAAATAATAGTTTAAGACCTAGCTATGTAACTAAATCCACAGTTTTAGATCCATTAGGTATGTATTCTTCTACATTATATAATCCAATAATATACACTAAATTTGGAAAAAAATTAACAAAAAAAAATAATAGTTCATCGACTCGCGACCGTCGGTCACAACGGAGAAGCCGTCAGTCGCAGCGG